ATTTAGAGATCAAAAAACGAATTGATTATGATAAGGATAGTGGTCTAATACATTAATCGGGGGGGATTTATGAAATGCAGTAGATGCGGTTGTCCAGTAGTTCATTTAGACGAGAGAGATAAAATGGAGTGCGCAGGCTTACCCGTTGAGTATAGGAATCTGTTATATAGGTTAGATGAGCAAATAGAAGAGGCAAATAAGGTTATCGAAAATCTAGTAACAGACATGAGTGAGACAATCCCCATAATGAGGCATGAGACCATTGGCGGCGCTAAGTTATACCTAGAAAAATACAAGGATAAATGGAAGTAACCAAAGAGACGGGAGGATTAATGGAAGTAGATAATGTGAATTTAAAATGGATAAAAGGATACGAGGGGTTATATGCAGCTAGTCGTAGCGGCGATATATTCTCCATGTATACAAAAGGTGGAAAGGGCGAAACAAGCAATAAATTAAAACCACTCAAAGACAGTTCTCCACCCAGTAGATATAAAACCGTTCACGTTTATAAGGATAAAAAACGAAAGACATTATCCGTTCATAGAGTTATTGCCGAGCTATTTATTGAAAACCCCGATAGCAAGCCGCAAGTAAATCACATCGACGGCAGCAAAAAAAATGCTCATGCTGACAATTTGGAATGGGTTACGATGAGCGAAAACATGAAACACGCAATAGACAATAAACTAACTCCGAAACCTCCGATCAAAAGAAAATTATCTGACGAGCAAGTCGTGGCCATTATAAAATCAGATTTAACCAAGAAAGAATTGGCCAGCAAATATAGTGTAGATAGGTCGGTTATTAGTAGGATAAAAAATGGACTGTCGTATGTGCATCTATTTAAAATGGTAAACAATGGAAGTGCAGCAACAAAGAGAAACTCCTAGCGTAACCCAATTCGACCCAACCATAATACCGTGGCAATACCAAGTCGTTTATGACATTGATAATAAATTCAATTACGATAGCGGTGTTCAAGAAATATTGTGCTCCGGATCAGTCGGAAGCGCCAAGTCATTATTGGCTGCCCATATAGTTGTTAAACACGTTTTAAAATATCCTAAACCGCGCGCATTGGTTGGTAGACTATCAATGCCATCACTCAAAGAAACCGCAGTACAGACGATTCTCGATCATATAGAAGGTGATTTGGTCGAAGGTGTTCATTATTCGTTTAATAAGTCTATTGGTAAATTCATATTTAAAAACGGCTCTGAAATCATATGTAAATCCTGGCAGGATAAGAAATTCCTAAAATTCAGATCATTAAAGCTATCTATTGCATGGATTGAAGAGGGGACCGAAAACGATGAGACATATTTTAGAGCATACGAGGAAATTTACAACAGGCTAGGGCGACTACCTCATGTTAAAGAGAATATTTTAATAACAACCACCAACCCGTCGGGGCCATCTCATCCGCTTTATAAAAGATTAATCGTAACAGATAACCCAGATAGGCACGTTTATTACTCAAGAACAGACTTAAACCCGTTTCTCCCAAAGTGGTACATAACGAATCTTTTAGATTCACTCGACCCCAAAATGGCGCAGCGCCTTGTATATGGGAAATGGGTTGAGGTTGACCAAGAACAAATTTATTACAACTACGAAAGAGATCGGAATTACAGAAATTATAAATACAAATTCGATTTCCGTTATCCAGTTGACCTAATGTTTGACTTCAACATCGCAGCTGGAAAACCAATGTCCGCCGCGATAGGTCAGTATATTAATAACGAGTTTCATGTCGCTAAAACTTACATCGTAGAGGGTGCTAGAACTCTCGACATAATGGAAGAAATGGAAGCCGATGGGGTTTTTGAATTTCCTGCTACGTTTAGGATATTCGGCGATGCTGCGGGTAAAGCAAACGACACGCGAACTAAATCAACTGACTACTCTATTATTAAAAAGTTTATGTCTAACTACGAACGCAAAGATCAGACGAGGGTAAAATTTGAGTATTGTGTTCCACTATCTAACCCCCCAATTAGAACCCGTCACAATATTATGAACGGGCTTTTTAAATCTGCCGCTGGTAATGTATCCTTTTATGTGTACCAAAGCGCTAAAGACGCCGATGAGGGTCTAAGGCTCACTAAATTAAAACAAGGCGCTAGTTATATCGAAGATGACAGCTACCGCCTCCAGCACGTTACAACGGCATTGGGTTATTGGTGCGTGAAAGTTTCTAAAGACACTGGTAGAATTAACACAGTTTATAAACGAATGGTGTAAGAATGATTAAATTGATGCACGGCGATTGTTTGGAATTAATGAAAGAAATACCGGACGGTAGTATCGACTTAGTTTTAACCGATCCACCTTACAGGGTTATAAGCGGCGGTGCTAATAATAGGAAAAGTGGTGTTTTTAAAAATTGGTCTAAAAAAACTTGCAACTTTAAAAAAAACGACGGGAAAGTATTTAAATACAACGACATAAAAATAGATCAATGGGCACCGGAAATATTTAGAGTTTTAAAGGAAAACTCTCATGTTTACATTATGGTTAATTTTTTAAACCTAGAAATATTTATGGCAACCTTAAAAAGAGTAGGGTTTAAACTTCATAACTTGCTTGTGTGGGAAAAAAATCAAGGCTCGCCCAATAGGTGGTATTATAAAAATTGCGAATATATTATTTTTGCTAGAAAAGGAAAAGCTAAGCCTATTAATAATATGGGCTCCAAAACGGTGCACAGTTTTAAAATTGTAAAAAAAGGTAAAAAACACCCCACGGAGAAACCTGTAGATTTGATACAAATGTACATCCTGAATAGCACAAACAAACACGAAATTGTATTAGACCCATTTATGGGTAGCGGTAGCACAGGAGTTGCCTGTAAAAACTTAAATCGCAAGTTTATTGGAATTGAGAAAGACGACAAATATTTTAAAATCGCACAGGAAAGAATAAATGAAAATTAAAGATGAATCCCTAATATTAGACGAACAATTTAGACAAAAAATTCTCAAAGAAATAGACGGACCCGAGAATACGGCCAGAAAAGACGAGGCATTGCGTCGGTTTGATGTTTATAAAGACTACATTAAATATTACATGGTTGAGATTCTACAAAAGGAACTGGACCCTGAAACTGTAGACGAGATGGTTTCTCGAACTTCTGTAGTCAATCTGCTAAAAAAAATAGTCACAAAGAAAGCCCGTGTCTATAAAACCGGAGTAGACAGAAACTTCGGCGAACAGGCCCAAGATATGTGCAACGAGATTTACGAATATCTCCGCGCTAATATGTGTTACAAAAAAGCAAACAGATTCCTAGAGCTTGCTAAAAATGCCTTGCTATGCATTACACCTAAAGAATGTGACGATGGGAAATGGTCGTACTGTATGCGACCGAAATTCCCGCATCAATATGACGTTATCGAGGATGCTAGGGATCCTGAAAAACCGTTAGTTATTATATTTTCCCCGCATACAAGAACAGGCGAAACGTATGATTTAAGAATTAACGAGGGTAGAGGTTTCGGCGCTTATCAGGCGAACTTCCGCGCTGGCGATGGCATTGACCAAACGATTGCCGATTCACCTAGTGATGGTGCTGATTCGATGAAAGATTCTCGAGAGTTTGTTTGGTGGTCTAAAAATTTCCACTTCACTACCAACTCAAAGGGTCAAATAATTTCAGACAAAAGCCCAGATGATTTATTAAACCAATTCAAATGATGCCAGCGGTTTCACTAAACAAGGACCAGGACGGCAGTTACTGGGCAGTTGGTGGCGAAGATTTAATTGAAGGCACTCTACTTGTGAATGTTCTTTTAACTGATATGTATTTTATCGCAAAGCTAAACGGGTTCGGTCAGTTTTATTTCTTTGGGAAAAACCCGCCTAAATCTTTAAAGCTCGGACCTAATAGGGGAATTATTCACAGTGTCGAAGATGGTGACCCCATTCCAAACGCTGGCTTCCTTACATCTAATCCACCCTTGGGTGAACTTAGAACAAACATCGAGCAAAACGTTGCGCTACTTCTTACAACTAACGACCTATCACCAAGTCAGGTATCGGGGACATTAAATGCAAACAGCCCATCTTCTGGAG